CAACTTGTGTATAAATGTAATCGGCAGGATTTAAAGCGATAACAACTTTATTTAACACACTAACGTTTTTAATTTCTTTAACCGAACCGTCAGTATCATAGATTTCTTTTTGTGATAAGCCAGCAATTACGCCACCTAATTCTTTAATAGATGTTTCAGGAGTAGCGAAAGTTAAAGTTCCTACTGCAGCTTTATCAGTTACTGCGCCTGTTTGACGATTGATAGTTTTCATTAATCCTGCAGGTTGTTGTTGAGATTTACCAGCACCAACTAAAGATGTTTTCTCAATAGCTACTGCGAATGCTTCTCTAATTTGTGCGCGTACAAAACGATCAATCCATTGCACACCTGCATCTTTTAAATCTTTAGGGATAACAACAAATGCTGTTGCTTTACCAAGTGTTAAATCTTGTTCGCTGAATACTGCATCTAATTGACCACGAATTTCAGAGAAAATTTTACCCCATACAACTTGACCTTCAGGATGTGCTTTAATCACACGTGCTTTTAGTCCTGTGCGTTGAATATTAATGTGTTTTAATAATGGATGATCCGTTTCAATATCATCAAAAACACGATCAATAACTGTTTCAGGTAATAAAGCTTCTTCTTTATAACCTACATCTGTGTTTACTTGGTCTTCGGATACTAACGCATTATAGAATTTCTTTTCTTCGTTAGTTAAACGATTAACATTGCGTGCATTTAATACCGCATTGTCACCTTGTTCTTGTTTCATATCTTTACGAATAGCATTCGCTAATTCTTCTGAATATTTGTTCATATATTCAGTGTATTTTTCTTTTACTTCTTCGTCAGAAGCACTTGAATCAAGGTTTGCAAATTCTTGTAAGATTCTTTTAGAATTCTCAAAACCTTGTTTATCTTCTAAATTAATAGCCATATTTTTTACACTCCTTTTATTTTGTATTCATATTAAATAATCTTGCAAAGCTATTTTGTGGTGGTTCTGTATCAATTGTTTTGTCACCTTTATTATCGTCTTTTTTAGAATCAATATTTTTAACTGCTTCTAAAATCTCATCTAATTTATCCATTACATCTTCAACAGTAATGTTTTGTGTTTGAGGTTCAGGTGTACCTTCATTACGATATCTTGCCATGATTTTCTCACCCCCTAACATTGTTGAAGTAGTTGCAGCAGCAACTTTAGTTCTTTCAGTAACGTTATCAATTAATCCAAATTCTTTAGCTTCATTAGCTGAAAACCATGTTTCTTCGTCCATATACTGACGTAAAAGCGCATGGTCAATATCAGGATTTTTTTCTAAGTAGCTATTAACTACTACAGAATTGATACGTTCTAAAGATTCAGCTTGCTTTTTGAAAGCATTCGAATCGCCTTGTGCTAAAGTCCAAGCATTGTGTATCATCATCATTCCGTTTCTAGGCATATTAACTACATCTCCTGCCATAGCAATAACAGAGGCAATACTTGCAGCAATACCATCAATATTGACAATGATTTTTGCTGAATGACGCTGTAGCATATTGTAAATAGCCACGCCACTAAAAACGTCGCCACCATTACTGTTAATGTTGACGACGATTTCTTTTTCGTTATTCAATTCTTTTAATTTATCTTTCACAAATTGCGGACTAATTGACATTCCTTCAATAGTCACGTCATCAATATAACCATAGATATCAATTTCGTTATTCGACATTTGTCTCACCTCCTTGAACATCACTCACACTAGTATAGTTTTTAGTGATTAAACGTTTATTAGCGTCTTCGTCTTTACTTGGAGGATAACCAAACATATCTAGTACTTGATTGACAGTAAATACTGAACTTGAAATCAACTTATCAATAGCTTCAGCTTTTTGAATTGGATCATATGCATCAATAGAAACAGCTTTAATACGTTTACCTTCTTTATAACTTCTAACTGTAAATAGTTTTGCATTTAATTCATCTGTAATCTTCTCAATAATAGGATTAATACAAAACTTCATATAATTATCAGTCATACCTTGGATATCGGCAGTATCTCCATTGATAAGTCCTAATGGAATACCTAAATTACGAGCCACATAACTTAATATTTGGTCAGGTAATTTTGATAAATCATCTATTTGAGATGATGTTTTAGCCTGACTTTGTGTTGAATGTTCTTCGTATGTGTAACCTTTTTGAAGTGGCACAATCGCAATATCATTTGTAGCGAATGCTTCATACGCCTTGTTAATAAACTTCTGTAAACTCTCTTGAGATTCTTTGTTCATATTGTAGTTTGCATCCATGCTAAGCGTTGCTCTAATTTGATTATTCAGTAAGTTAGCTTGAATTAACCTACCAAAGATATCTCCATAATCACTAAAAAGCCCACATAACATGTTAGATATAGATTCGTTATTGTACTCTAAATAAATAACTTCACTCATTAGGAAGTTTCTTTCAAACTCGAAGTCTCCAACGATAATATTTTTAAACACATCGTCATATAAAGCGTATTCTTCGCGAGTGAAATCATCGGCAACGATTAAATCTTTAGTATCTGTCACAACAATTAGAACTTCATTGTCATAAATCAATTTACGTACAACTTTTTGCCAAAAGGTTGCAGCACTTTCATCTGTATTAGGTCGTACATTCAACTTGTAGTACGTGGTATTAGTGTTATCTTTCACACCATTATCAATGTACTCAAATTTTGTTTGACTAATCGTTCTAGCAATATGATTAATACACGTATCTAAAGCCCACTTTTTTATGTAAGCTTTGTGAGACTTGTCTCTTAACAATTCAAAATCATAACTGAACTCAATTGCTTCATTCCTACCTAGAATACGGTCAAAAATCGAAATAGTAATCACCTCCTAATTTAAAAGCTAATATCCGCCATAATGAATGGTTGGTCATACTCTAATAACTCATCCGCTCTATAAAGTGAATGGAGCATAGCATGGAAACCATCTGTTTTTCTTCTGACTTCGTCTTTTTTAATGTATTTTTTACTGCCATCTGGTTGCATTGTAACTGCCACGTTGTTGGTAAACCAACGCATTAAAGGATTGTTGCCAAATGTTAATTGTCTTTTAGCAAACATCGTATCAATACGCGGCGCTAACAAGCCATGTATCGCAGTTGGGTTCTTAATAACCTCTAAGGGAATGCCCGCATCTTCAAATGGTCGTCTAACAATGTCGGTACGGAAGTTATCTGAAATAACTTTAACTAAATTGTATTTCTCTTGTTGTTGTTGAAACCAATTTACAATATAAGATATGTCGATAACATCATCATCGACAATTGTTAACAGACCTTCATTAGCCCATTCTTCAATCGGTGGTTCTAAATGTGTTGTTTCTAAGAAACCACGACGAATAAATGAATGTGTTTTCCAATAATATTCATCATTATCTCTAAACAACAATCCCACACTTGCAAAATCTCTAACTAAAGCATAGTCGAGACCACCAATGCAGGCTTTATTTTCTAAATTTGGCATTTCTTTGTTTGTTGCTAGTATTTCATCCCACAGTGCTACTACTTTTTCTTCGTCAACATCTGGTACGTTCATACGTTTTGTCATGAACTCCGGTTTATTGGAACGATTAATGTGTAAAACGTTATATTCCTCTTTAATTTTTCGTTTTAAATTTCTTGCATAGCCCGTTAATGGTGGGTGTAACATAGGATTTGATTTTTCCCACATACTTTCATCGTCAACTTCTGTTCTTTCATCTAATTTGCAATAAAAAGGGAAAATTCTATCGTCTAAGTTATTTCCTTTTAAAACTTCTAGTACTCTATCTTTCATCATGTCCATAAATCCTTCACGAACATAACCATCAGTAGAAATATAGAAAGTTCTATCGTGTGGAACTTTACCTAAACCTCCACGTTTTACATTGACCATATCTGAATCAGCATATATAGCTATTTCATCAAAAATAACGCAACCTTCACGACCACCATCTTTAGTTTTCGTGTTAGACGTGTTGTATTTAACGATTGATCCCGTTTCTCTATTTTTTATTTCTGTTTTACTCACTTCATATGGAGCTTTAGGACGTTCACCCGTTTTATTGCGTTTATTCTCTAACAAAACATCGTATATCTCATTAAATGAGGTTTTAGCTTGTTCCTCACTGTTAGCCACAATGGATATGTCGTATTTCTTTATTCCATGTATCGGTGTAGTTAGGAAATCACTTATCGCACTGATAAATCCGTTTTTACCAGCACCTCTACCCATAAATAGAGCAAATTCTGTAAAGTATGGAGAATCAACTTCTTCATCCATTAAGAATATAAAAGAGATAATGAATTTTTGAAAAGGTTGCACAGGAAAATACCATTTATCGATAAATTTAATACATTTATCAATCTTATTTTCATCAAAATACACATTATCCTTAACTAATACTGTGTTTTGAAGATAATCTATTAACTGTTCTCTTTCTTCATTGAATACAATCTTACCTTCACGCCATTGATTGATATATTCATCTACATATTTGTTACTAATCATACATAATCATCAACAGGTTCATCTGTTTCAACCGGCTTAGCCTCTTTAGGCAATAAGTCAGTTAATTGTTTAATGGCTCTTTGGTAAGATTGGTCACGCGTGTTATAAAGTCTTGCTACGGGTCTCTCACGCTCATATGCAGGGACATTTTGGGATTGTTGGAATAAATCGTACTCTCCGTTTTCTTGAATATCCTCCCACATGTAATTGAGCATTATCCTGTTTCTTGCAGCTTGCTTAATAAGCCCTTGTGCAACTTTCAATTTATCATTTGGTAGCTCTTGGTACACTGCTAGCAAGCGTTTTTCTTCTTTTTTTACCAGTTTCTCACGTTCGAGTCGTTGTTCTTCATTTAATTCCATGTTTTCACTCCTTTCTGTCATAGGGGTTAGGGGTATAGGGGTTATATGTGACGTTTTGTTAAAAAGTTGCAAAGTCGAGCCCACCCGCCGTTCTCCCAGTTACGAGAAAAACTCGAAATGGTTTTGACCGGGGGGATTACCATTTTTCATCGTTCCATTTCTTTTGTGGTTTAAATTGATTACCACCATACTGAAATCTTTTGTGTCGTTTATTATGACAAGCTTTACACAATGTTCTAAGGTTATCAGGATCTAATTTTAAATCTGGTCTATCTTGCAACTCTTCAATATGGTCAACTTCTAAGTCTTCAGTCGTTACTTTTCCTTCTTCTTTGCACCACTGACACTCAAAGTTATCTCTTTTTAAAACCATTAACCTTACAGTTTCCCAATCTTTACTGTTATAGAATTTTTTACGTGTTTTATAATCATTCATTATGCATAAACTCCATAATAAAAGACACACCACCTGTGTGATGTGCCTTCGAGTATTTATTCAATTCGTATAGCTATATTATAAAGTTAAATATATTATTAATGCACATTACCTTCGATGTCTTCTATCTCTTCGATGTCTTCTCTTTATCGTAGTGTCCTTGCTGTGCATCCATGTACACATTAACTATCTCATTGATACATGCATAGAACTTAGAGTCACTATTGATTTCCATTAAGTCTTTGATAGTCTTGTGTTGCATGTTTAGTTTAAGCATTTGTAATATGTGATAGTTCCTATCATCTGTTATATATTCTTCATACTTATCTATGAACTCTATCTTATTAAGTATCTTTACATTACGTCGATACTCTCTATTCCTATTAAGTACTTTAACTAATACCTTATCACCTGTACCACCTTTGGCTTTAGGCATTACAGACTCGATACCATATTGTGCAATAGATGTACTGTCTGCGTCATAGACTTGCGACTCTATAATATTACGCATCCACTTATAATCATTGATCATTCCTTTTACTTCATCTCGTGTGTACAAGTGATTACCTCCATTACTTAAACTGTTTCTTCGTTCTCTCAATCTCGAACTCCACATCTTCTATATCGCAATCTCTCACGTACTTAGTGAATAGGTACACATTCGTATATCTCTGTGCGTCCAACTCCTGACGTAAGACTGTATTGTTACCTATCGCTATAAGTAGAAGTATGCCGAGTATAATGGTTAATGCTATCCACATTAGTTGTCATTCCTTTCCTCGTTAAACCCTATAGCTAAATTTTCAAATGCCAACACTAAGATAGTACGCCACTGTTCAGAGGTTAAATTGGTATGTCTATTATTAATTCGATTTAAATAATTTATTAAGTCATTAGGATTATCATACGTCACACCGTCAATGGCAATGCCTAAACCAGATATACAATTAGAATTTATTCCCATTATCTTCTCACCTCATTTAAATATATTTATCTTTAAGTTTTAATAACTCATTATAATTAGCTTTAAGTCTTGCTTCTGATACTTCAGCGTCAGTTGAAAACTCATCTATGATTATTTCAGAACTGCGATAGTATTCTTTTAGTAAATAATCAATCAAACTTTCTTTACTGTTTATACGTTTAATATCTTCATTTATATTTGGATTTTTGATTTCTTTTTCTCTTGCTGCTTGTACTTCTTGTTCTGCTTTCTCTTTTTCTATTTCTAAACTTTTATAAAATTCATCGTGAGGTTTAAAGTAAACTTTCCATTCACTATTATTGTTCGAATACTTTTCTTCAAATAGCTTTCTGTTTTCAGGTTCATCTAAAACTACAATCCATTTTTCTTTTTGTTTAGCAAATACTATTGGCTCTTTTATTCTTTCGAACACTACTCACTCACCTCTGCTTTAATTCTGTTTAAGTCATATTGATCCGTTTTTAATGCGTAATCTGAAGGTGCAGTATCAATATCGTCTTCGCTTTGCAACATAACGATTAATTCGTTAGTTATATATTTACTAAGTTCATACACAGCGATGATGAACCATATTTTTAGTATGCGTTTAATCATTCCTACGCACCTCACTTTTAAAATTAATATCTTTTACAGTGATACTATTATGATCTTCTAATAAGTAATAATAACTAGATAAGAAATCTGCTATAACAATAGGATGCTTAACAGCCATTCCTTGTTGAGTATTAATTCCGGACAATTTTAAAAAATACACGTCGCTATAATTGATTACTGAACAACCACCGACAATCAAGGTATCATCTTCTATTTCAAACTCAATACCTTTGCTAATTAATTCTGAAGTTATTATTTTGAAATCACTCATTCTATTCACTCCTTATCGAATATCCCTAATTTTTTATATTCATCTTCTAGCCAACGCCAATTTGCTTTAGGTGGTTTAATGTAATTTAATAAGCCTTCGACTTTCTCTTTAGCTTCTTCCTTATCCTCTGCCTCTACCAACGTCATATGTTCATTCTCTCTAGGTTGTTCTACATTCACATGTACATGACCTGTGCTATCTGTAAATTCTCTGATTAGGAATTGTTTCACTTCCCCAGCACCTCTTTTACTTTTTCTAATATGTCCTTACTCTCCTGTGCTTCCATACGCTCCTCTGTTCGACACTTCGTCAAACTCTTGCACCTCCGTTGGCTCTGGTAACATCACTGGTGCAATGACTAATTGCGCTAAGCGTGTGCCTGCTTTAACTACGATTGCCTCATCACCGATATTGTCTGTGATAATTCCAATTTCTTTGTTATAAGTGTGATCGATTGTTCCAAGCGCTACACGTAATTTTGTATCTTTTGATTTACCTGAACGTGGTCTCACTTGTGCTTCATATCCATACGCTAAATCAATCGCAATATGTGTTGGCACTACTTTTGTACTGTGCGCTAAAATTGTTGTATCTTCTGCTACATATAAATCTAATCCACTATCTGTTGGATTTGCACGTCTTGGCATGATTGCATTTTCTGATAATAATTTAATTGGTAAAATTCCCATTTATTGTTCCTCCTTAAATGTATGCTGCTTTACTTGTTTTTCGTACTCTTTATCGGATAGTGGTACTGATCTAATAGAATTATCAATACTCATTTGCAGTTCAGTATATGGTTTAAATATACCGTGAATAACCACTTCATCACTCATCACTACCACGCTCCAAATCATTTAATAAATTTTGAAATTCATGCGCACCAAAATATTCTTCTAACAACTTTTCTCCAAACTTTAAACATGCATACATATAATCTTTATCCTTCATGGTTAACCCTCATTTCATCGAACACATGGTGCAATCTATCTATAAAACTATCGTTATCATATAATGAACAGTCGTTTAACTTTTCGAAGTCAGCAGCTTCTTTTATCTTGTCGTATGCCTTTGCCTTCCTTTTCGTTTCTGCCATATCATTGATGAGTTCATCACGTTGACGTTTGTAAGCGTTACGTTCTTGCTTTAATTGTTGAATATCATCAGTCCATTTTTGGACTTGTGAACCATGTACGACAAATTTTGGATCTTTTGCCATTCACTCGCCCTCCAATAACTCTGGGTTTTCGTATTTATTCCCTAATACTGTACATTCTTCATAAACATCAGCTAAAGATGTATTTTGATCGGTTATCCAACCAAACCATTCGCCATGTGCGTATCCGTCGCTGTCCCAACCTTTACCAAACTCAACTACTCCTATATCGCTATAAGTGTGTATATTTCGATAGCCTCTATCAATAATATCCCCCTCATAAATTTCAACGC